CCCAAAGTCTGCTATCGCCGCTTACTTACAGAGCGATGATGGTATCGAGGTATTGAAGATGCTTGACAAGCAGCTAGAGTGATTTTTTTAAAACCCCTATCTTTGATAAAAATATTGAACTATGTCTGATTATCCTCTACCAAAATTTGTTGTTTTTCAGAAACCTATTTACGTTCATAATGGAACTAGCGATGGGACTACTACATCTGGAAAGCTAATCGATTCAGAGGCGGGTTTCAATCTCGGGGGTTTTTCTCAAGTACGCCCTGGTATGATTATTCACAATACCAGTGATGGTACGTCAGGGGTTGTGACGGCTGTGGATGATGGAAGCACTCTTTCTGTTAGCCCTGCCGACTTAGCTCCAACGGCAAAGGGGTATGTTATTTATGAATCACCAACTTCTGCTGGATGGCCTGTAATTAATTCTGCTGTATATGGTACTACCGCTTCTGGAACAACGACTGCTCCAGGAGATACGAATTACCTTACTACTGTTGTTGATTCTAAGTTTGACCATTTTGTATCCGCTGGAGACATCGTAGTCAATATCACCGATGACACTAAAGCTACTGTTGTAAAGGTTATTGATGATAAAAATTTGCTTTTGGATACCGCTATTGAAACGGGAAAAGCATTTAGGGTTATTACTCCCACTAAACAATGCGATGAGGCTGCTTTCAATTGTGAAAACATTACTTCTATCACCAAGACTAGTAATTCTTTAATTACTGTTGTAATTCCTAATGTAGAAGAGAATGTAGATAACTACAATATCCATATTATCCCAAACACTACGGCGTCAGCTACGCTAGAAGCGGAACTACAATCCTTGGTAGATACGGCTAATGCACAGGCTGGAAACAATCCTTTGTATATACCGCATCCAGTTCAGTATACGAATCTTCTAGTTACTTACATTTCTCACTCTTAAACATAAGACTATGGCGACTAATACGAAACTTATCATACCATCTTCTCCAGCTGTAGAAGTTGAAGCGGGAACTGTAGGCTATGTTTGCTTACCTCAGTTGGGTGGAACTCTCTTTAATTTTCCTCTTAAATTAAATGTAGCGCTCTCAGAGCTGGGCATTGCAATAGAAGAGGTGAGTCCCGCTCAGCTAGCTAAATTTAACTATGCGGGGTGGTATTTACGGCAGGTGGTTGCAGCGTTGGCAAAACCCGCCACGCAGGATAAACACACGGCTTTATCATACCCTCCTAGGGCAAGCGTGTTTGGTATTGTCTAATTGAAAAGACATTAACGTAATAGAAAAGGGGTCACAAATAGTGGCCCCTTTTTTTGATTTATCTTTGTCAAAAGCGTCCCTATGATAGATTCGGTAAGAAATACGGTATTGTCGATACTGAACAAGAATAATTTTGGGTATCTCTCTCCAGCAGATTTCAATCTATATGCCAAGCAGGCACAGCTCGAGATATTCGACCAGTACTTCTACGACTACAATTACCAGATTAATAAGGAGAATATCCGCCAGTCAGGAACGGGCTATGCCGATATAGCAAGAAGCCTCGAGGAAGTTATCGATACATTCTCTACGGTAGCTAATTTCACTACCAATACGTTTGCTCTTCCAGCCGATTATTTTCTTCTCAATAAGCTACTCCCTACAGGAAGCAACTACGAGATGGAGCAGGTATCAAACTCAAAGATTAATTTACTCCTCTCTTCTTACCTGACCGCGCCATCGCTGAGCTTCCCTGCATATGTGCAGAACGGAAATAACGCTACGGCATATCCTGATACTATCACCTCGGGAACGATTCAGTATATCCGCTACCCGCTAGAACCCAACTGGACGTACTCAACACTTACGGCGGGCGAACCTGTATTTGACCAAGGGCAAGCCGACTACCAAGACTTTGAATTGCCTGCTGATGACGAGCCTCGATTGGTAAATAAGATTTTACAGTACTCAGGGGTATCAATACGTGAGATGGATGTGGTAAATTATTCACTGGGACAAGAACAGCTAGACGACCAAGCAAGCAAGTAATATGGCATACCTAACTCAATACCAATACTACGAGAACGCTGGAGCTTCACCTGAAGACGCGAACTGGGGTTCATATCAATACGTGAGCTTGCGCGATATCGTCAGCAACTACCAGCTTATGTACAGCGGTAATAACGAGCTGGTCAACGAGAAGTCTCGATATAAGATTCTGTTTCACGCTAAGCGGGCGATACAGGAGCTAAACTACGATGCGTTCAAAGAGATTAAGGTGTTGCAACTTAACGTATCGGACGACTTGCGGTTTATCCTTCCTAGTGACTATGTCAACTGGGTTCGGTTATCTATGTTTAAGAACGGGGTGGTATTCCCTTTGACTGAGAATATTCAGGTTACCAGCGCACAGGCTTACTTACAGGACTCCAGCAATCGTATTTTGTTTGATGAGTCAGGTGCGGCATTGAAGCCAGAGTTCTCTCCTATAGACGAGGCTAGACTGAATAAGACATTGAAGTCTATGTACCTCAACGAAAACAGCCCATATGACGGATATGAAGGGTGGTGTATTGATGGTATGTGGTATTTTGACTTCCCTGTAGGAGGCGCGGCATTTGGCCTCAATACAGAGACGGCTAATGCAAACCCTACGTTTCGTATCGACCCCAAGGCTGGGGTTATAAACTTTAGCTCGGCTATGTCGGGCGAGAGCTGTATCCTTGAATATGTGAGCGATGGTATGGAGGGCGGTGATGACTCACTAATTACGGTAAACAAACTTTTCGAAGACTACGTTTATGCGTATATCTCCTACGCATTATTGAACTCACATATGGGTACACAGGAGTACGTAGTAAATCGGTCAAAGAAAAATAAATCCGCTTTACTGCGCAACGCAAAGATTCGTATCAGCAACATACACCCTGGGCGTCTTTTGATGAACTTGCGCGGACAAAATAAGTGGATTAAATAATGGGTAACGTAAAGAGACACTTTATCAAGGGGCGTATGAACAAGAGCGTCGACGAGCGCCTTGTCCCCAACGGAGAGTATATCAACGCATTGAATGTACGCCTCGGCTCTACAGAGGGCTCTGAGGTGGGTTCTGTAGAAAACTCCAAGGGGAATACTAAGCTTACCACGTTACAATATAAAGGAGTTGATTTAAGTAGCTCAGCCCAATGTATTGGTTCATTTGAGGATGGTGTCAATGAAACCATCTACTGGTTTATGCACGACGGCTCTAACGCTACCTCTTCAACAGGGGTGGTGGATATGATTGTTTCGTATAACACCAATACCGACCTTCTTATATACCACGTAGTTAGCACTAGCGTCCTTAACTTCAACCCTACGTTCCTTATCACTGGAGTTAATAAGGTTGAGGACCTACTGTTCTTTACTGATGACATCAACCCGCCTCGTAAGATTAACGTCACGAGAAGCTATCTCGAGCCAACGGCAGGTCACGTAGACCAGATTACAGAGGATGATATATCGGTTATTAAGAAGCCGCCAAGAAAAGCTCCTACCCTTCAGCTTGTCGATGTGCCTGGTGAAGAGAACTATTTAGAGACCAACTTCGTTTCGTTTGCCTATCGATATAAGTATATCGACAATGAGTACAGTGCCTTGTCGCAGTTTACGAATGTGGCATTTGAGAGCAGCCCCTTCAACCTAGACCCTGACACCAACTTCAATGACGGGATGCTCAACCGTTACAACACAGCGGTGGTAGGGGTAAATACAGGCGGTGACGATGTGATTGGTGTTGACATATGCTTCAAGCTAGGCAACGACTCGGACGTTCGGGTGATGCAGAAGTATATCAAGGAAGATGCGGGGTGGCCCAGCGGTGTAGTGCAAACCGTTAACTTCACTAACCAGCAGATATATACGTTGTTGCCTTCGTCTGAGATATTGCGTTTATATGATAACGTACCTCTCATTGCTCAAGCACAAACCGTTATGGGCAACCGATTGATGTATGGCAACTATGAGGACGGTTACGATTTAACTACTGCTACTGGGGCTAGTATTGACACCAACTATACGGCCAGTTTAATTTCTCAAAACCTATCTACTTCTTTAAGCTTAGGACTTCAAGATGACGGAGTCAACTACACAATAGATACCGCTAGCATTGTTACAGCAATTAACGCTGATGCTATTATAAATTTTTCAAGTATAGATGAGCCATTGGTTTCTGGCGGAGTCTTTGGATTTGGATTTACTGTATCACACAAAGGTTTTTCTGGGGCAGGACAAGGCGTTTCCCCCATAACCGTTCAGCATCCTACATTTACAATATCATTTACTTTTAACTTACCTCAATCTTACAATAATATATTTGAGATGGTTGAAAGCCCTGAGTTTAAAGCTCAGTTAGGCTCTAATTTAGGAGGGAGCTTTCAGCCTGTAGGAAACTGCTCTAACGGAAGTACTTTTACAGATATATACAACTGTGCTATCACACCCCCAGCAGGATATACCCTGGTAAACACAGGTGTAACCGCTGGAGGTCAGGGCGTTTTTTTATCGAGCGACCCGATTGATGAAGATGAGTTTTCAGTTCAGATACTGGCCGCTCAGTACAACAATACTTCATCGCCTAATAATCAGTATTTTGAGTACTTCGAGGTAAGTAACGTAACCTTCACGTATCAAAGTGAATCGAGCAATAAAAGCTTACATAGCAATAGAGACTACGAGGTTGGTATTGTCTATATGGACAAGTACAAAAGAGCTAGTACCACGCTAACATCCTCTCAAAACACCGTATTTGTTCCTTCTGTTGACAGCTCTAGAATAAATAATATTCGGACTACAATACCGATTAATATGACGGCTCCTAGTTGGGCTGATACTTATAAGTTTGTGCTAAAGCAATCTAGAGGTGCGTATGATACTATATACTCTAACACGTACTACTATGACCCTAGCACTACGTCTTATTGGCTTAGATTGGTTGGTCAAGACCAAGCTCTGGTAGAAGCTGGAACTGAGCTTATTGTAAAGGCAGACGCCAATGGAATTTTAAATGAAGAGACCAAGGTTACTGTACTAGACAAGGTGTCTCAACCTACAAACTTCCTTCACCTACTTCAAGAAGGTTCAGAGATATTAGAGGTTCCAGGTCTTTATATGAGGCTTAGGGCTCAAGACTTCAGTATAGATACTACACTTACTAATAGATGTTACCCCACCATAACATCACAAGCGCCACTTTCGAGTGCGGGAAGTGTGAATTTAAACTCTACAGCAACACAGAATTATAAATTTGGACAGGCAATAGTTAACTACCCTTGCTTTACTACAACAGGTAGTACGTATAACAGAATCCCTGTTCCGCAGGGCTCTGTTGTAAGGATAAAGATAAAGTTTAGAAAAGACGACCTTGGCTTCTGTGGGGGTAGCAATGGGGCTCAGTTCTGTAGGGTGACAAAAACTTTTACTGCTAGCCAGACGTATACTGATATTAAAGCTTTCTGGGATGGAGAAGGCGTTGGTTCAATCGTAGAAAACTCTATGAATTGTGAAGTAGAGTGCCAAAGTACCGACGGGCAAAATATCAACTCTTATGAAAGTGACCTTGAAAGCACTACCGCTGCGTCTGACGATGAAATGGTGAACACTCAATTGGGTACAAATCAAATGTTCTTTTATGAGATTTCTGGTGACCCCTCAGCTAATCGCAGGCTTTATCTACGCTGTGTAAATGGAACTAGAACTGATGCAAACGCTTTTGATACTGCTTACTCCACTACTAAGGTTGAGATATGTATTCAAGACCCTGGAGGGCTGATTGTTTTTGAAACTGTTCCTAATGAAATTGCGGACGGGGTATTCTTTGAGGGTAGCGAAAACTATGATATCGTAGGTGGATACCACCAAGGCAACGTCACCAACCAAGACGCCTCGACGGAAGGTGTGGTGGACTTAGACTTTTTCAATTGCTATGCGTTTGGAAACGGAGTAGAGAGCTATAAAATTGAGGACTCGTCTATCGGGCAGTCATTTGCTTTAGGTGAGAGAACCATACTGGTCTCTGCTCAGGACTTCAAGAGAGCAGACCGCTTTGCTGACATCACTTACAGCGGCGTTTACAACGACGAGAGCAACGTAAATAAACTCAACGAGTTCAACCTTGGTCTTTTAAACTTTAAGACCTTAGAGGACGTATATGGTCCTGTCCAAAAGATGGTTGCCCGCGAAACAGACATCTTGGTTTTGCAGGAAGACCGTATATCCTATGTACTTGCCAACAAGAACGCAATTACAGATGCTGCTGGCGGTGACATTTTGACCGCAGCTCCTTTGATTTTAGGCCAACAAAGGGCTAGGATAGAAGAGTATGGTATCTCGGCTAACCCTGAGAGCTACGCGGAGTTTGGTATGGACAAATACTTTACCGACGCTAAGCGCGGTGCAGTCATCCAGCTGCGCGGCTCTAGCTTTAGTAACGAGCAGCTATCTGTGGTTTCTCAATCGGGTATGCGTAGCTACTTCAGGGATTTATTCAACGATAAGTTCAATACGCAGAAGCTTGGTGGCTACGACCCATATATGGACGAGTATGTAATATCGTCGAATGAAAACAAGCTTCCTGTTGAGACGGCCTGCGTGAATTGCGATATTATCCAGACCATTAACTTGGTGGCAGCGGGGGACACTTCTGAGTTCTGCGTTAACGTAGGTGGGGTGGTAGGAGACGTGGTTATTGAGTGGAGTACTCCAGCGCTGGGACCTGGAGTAGGAGCCACTACATTTAGTATAAACGCTAACTATAACGGAACCGATTATCCTAGTGGAAATATAACTACTGCGGGTACGTTAACCATTGCCAAAAACTCTGTCAATCCTAACACAGTAGCGATTGTTGTGACGGCTAACGGTGGTTCGGTAACGAACTTAAACTTCACTGTGAACTGTCCTGTAGGAAACGAACTTAAAATTATACAGGTAGCGCTAAACTTAAACTGGCAGGACACCAAGAGCATACATAACGAGTTTCGATTTGTGGAGGGCACAACTGAAAGTAACACTTATAGCCAAGGTGTGGTATTTGGTACAGGCTCGGAACCAGTGGTATCGCAATACCAAGAGCTTACAGGACTACAAGGCACTACAGTATTCCCTCCAAATGGCTCTACAGTATATATGCAGGTCAGGAAGCAATCGGGAGATACGTTTAATTACGACCCTACAGCTTCTTCGGCTAATAAACTGCAATACTTGCGAAGTAATACGCTGTATGAAAATAACTCTACGGATATAGACGCTCTACTGGCCGCGTCATCATCAAACGTGCTGACGGTAACGCCTAGCACATTAGGCTCACTCCTGTACACAGGTAACTTTATGATGCCTAACAATTTAAATGACTACCTGTATCTCATCTATGACTATAGACTCGGTCTAGCAGCCGACTTATGTAGTGGAGCTAACGCAGCGGCGGCTTGCTGTAGCTGTGGTGCTCTTACGACATTTTATTTAAACGGAGGTGACCTTACGGTAGCAAGTACAGTATATTCAGATGAAGGGCTTACTGTTCCTGCCCCTAACCAGTTTTATTCTCAAGTAATAAATGGAAATCCAATTGTTCGGCAGCAGTCAGCTGGTGTCTTGGGTTCTGCTACATCCTGCGCTTCGTGTGACAGGAAATGTACTGACCCTCTCCCTGTGCCAGCGCCTAGCACTCCTGCTTTAGCTACGCGTACGGTGTACGACATCACTTATGACTTAGCTTCAGGGGTTGGTGTAGTGCCTATTCGATTTACTCCTGGAGGTGGCACTGGTATTTTTGCTACTTACAACAATACGGTTACGAGTAAGTCTAGCGCCACTACCATTACCGACGGAGGAAACCCTAATAGCTCTTATTTTGACGGGCCTTATTACGGTGATGACTCAGTGTGTACTCCTTCTACAGGTACTATCCCATTACCATTATACAACTGGGATGAAATAAACGAGGACTTCGAGAATAGCGGCACCACAGAGTCTATTACGATACAAGCTTCTGACCTTACGAGCTTGACTACAGGAGCTGCTGGCAGCTATGTACTTTATGTATCTAAGACGAGCGCTACCCCTTCAACTATGGACTTGAGGATTGTAAGCGCTTGTTCAACGGGTGTCCCAACGTGGTCGGTAGATGTAGATTGCCCTCGTATATTGACTGGGTTTGCTTCAAGCGCTAAGGCCAGTACTGAGGTAGACATATGCAACCTGACTACTGACTCTACACTGTATAATTTACCTGTGCTAACGCCTAATGCATTTGGTATCCCTACCGTTCGCGACTGGGTGTTTAAAGACAACCTCGGTGAGGATGTAGCTGATGACGGATATTACAAACTAAGTGGGGGTACCATAGGCTGTACGTATATCAGAGTTGTAAATGGCGTTATAGTAACAAAAGTAAACTAATGGCTGAGACACTAACATATTCTCCTGACGTAGAGGGATGGCCTTCGTTCTACTCTTACATCCCCGAGTGGATGGCTGGTATGAACAACTACTTCTACTCTTTTAAGGGAGGCAATCTTTACAGGCATAATACCAATGAGGAGCGTAATCAGTACTACGGAGTAAATTACGCATCTCAAATGACGAGTATCTTCAACGACAACCCAACGGACAACAGTTTGTGGAAGACGATGGAGTTGGAGTCTGACCAAGCGTGGGAGATGGAGCTGGAGACGGACATCCAAAACGGGTACATCGATGAAGCGTGGTTTGAGAAGAAAGAGGCTGTGTTCTTTGCGTTCGTTCGCAACCCTGACGCAGAGAACGGAGAGCCTGCCTTAACCATCGACCCTTCGCAGTATGTCCTTCGCTCGGTCAATGGAATCGGCTCCAATACCACTGTGGCGGCTGGGGTCATAACCTTTGGTTTCCCTATAAGCAGTATCTTATCTATTGGAGATATCTTGTATACGATTGACCCTGCTAATCCAGGTGTACCTATTGTAGTCGGCCCTGTCACCGCGTTCTCAGCGGATAGAACCGAGGTCAGCTTTACGTTGTCGGCAGGGGGGACGAACCCGCAAGACACTTGGTATATGATGGGTGTAAAGAACGCTCAGGCAGAATCCCACGGTGTACTCGGACACTATTGCAAGTTTATCGCGACTAACTCATCGACTACCGCTACGGAACTTTTCGTAGTAGAAAGCCAGATGATGAAATCGTATCCTTGATTCTAATTATCTTTGACTAAACATAAATCGTATGGCATTTGTAACAGCAGCACTACAGTTAGCTTCGGCGGGCGTAAGTACGTACCAAGCCATTGAGGCTAATCGTCGTATTAAAGACGCTCAGAAAGCGGCTCAGAAGGCGACGCGTGAGGCGAAACGTCTCACTGAGATTAACCCTATGCAGGAGCTATCAGTCCCTACAGAAGCCTATATGCAGGCCCGAGAGAGCCAGCAGCGATTGATGGCTCAGCAGGTACAGGCGGCGCAGGAAGCTGACCCGAGGGGTGCGGCACGTAGCGCGGGACTCGCTGTCGGAGGTAGCCTAGCCTTAGAAGACCAGTTGCGGTCGGCTCAGGAACAGGCACTGTACCAACGTGATGTGCGTGTCGCTGGACAAGAGGTAGCTAATATAGCTGCTCGGCGAGGTATCGCGGAGGCGGAAGCGGCTGGGGCTCAGCAAGCTGCGGCTGACTCACAGGCGGCTAGAGCTGCGGCTATCACCTCGGGAGCTGAGATGCTGGCTGGTGTGGGCGCTACGATTGATGCTGGACAGGCTTTGTATAAACAAGGTCGTGGCTCTAAGATGATTGGTAAGGAGCTAGGTGGTGACCAACGAAGTCAGTTCCTAGGACAAACCGCTCCTGTATTACGAAATCAGATGCTTGGTATGTCGGCTGGTCAACGTGAACAGTTCGCTCAACAATATGGCCTTGACTTAGATACTATGCAAACAGCGCTTGGGGGTGACCAAAGAGACTTTACAGATTTCTTAGGTTCGCTTGGCGGTCTAACACAGCAAGAGCTTTTGAGTCAGGGATTAACGAACACCCAGATACGGTCTGCGAAGAATTACAAGCCCTCAAATCAACTTTCGCCCGCTTATCAAAACGCTACACAATCTTCTCAAGGCTCGCAATATCAAGGAATATATGGCGGGTTGAGTGAAGCGCAGCAACCTTGGTGGATGAACCCAATGACAGGAGGACAATGAGCTACTATAAGTACGTAAAGAGAGACGAGAAAAGCAGGGTCGACTGGGGTGCTATTACCACCAACCTTGTTGATACGCTCAAGGAGCAGGAGGCTGACCGCGAGAAACAACGTGAAGCCATTGACGCTTCGTCTCGGGCTACAGGAGATATCTTGTCCGATGCTCCGCAGGGGGAAAACAAAGCGGCTAATGAATGGATTCTAAACGCTTCATCTGACGCCTCTCAGTACTTAATGTCTCAGAACCGACTGCTCAAGTCTGGTCTTCTTGACCCTCGTGAGTTTACTGTCAACCGACAGAACGTAGAGGATAGCTTCAAAGCTTTGCAAGACGTATCTAAAAATGCTCAACAGTATTACAAGGAGACAATGGACCGCATTGAGAACAATGAATCTATAGTCGGTATGGAGGGGGCGATACAGGAGCAGCTAAATAAGTTTCAGAACTGGTCTAAGACACAGGCGTTTGTGAATCCTACCAACGGAAAGATTAGCATAGGTATGCTTAATAAAGATGGTGGTCTTTCTAAAAACGCTTCCGAGTTCAGTAGCATTGAAGGCATTACCAACCGTATGCGCTCTCGTTATGACAGGTATGATTACTCACCAGACCTGCAAAGTTGGATAGACGGTGTGGGTAAAGACGTAAGGGTAGTTCGTAAAAAAGGTGTGCTAACCCTTTCTGATTCTAGCCAAGACGCTGGATTCCAAACAGCGCTTGACGAGCAAGTGGGAGCCCTTGTTGATAGCAATCCCATTCGCGTAGTAAGTATACTCGAAGAGCTTGGGCTCATCGATGGCTATGACATTGACGGGGAAAAGACCACGCAGAAAGGCGATAAGTTCAATGTAGCTATGAAGAATCAGAACGACGGCATTGTTATGCCAGAAGTTACTGATGATATGAAAGCCAAGGCTCGCGAGTTCTTAAGTGGGCAGATGCTTAATATGCTTGACAGGGAGCAGACAGCTATGCCAGAGGACAGGGCTGCACAAGCTTTTGATAGGATACGAAGTGCGGGTGCTAAAGATGACGCTGCTGTATTGGATGCGGTAGGACTTTTGTACTCGGGTGGTAAAAATGATATTGACTCTGCCGTTAAGTCACTTGCTGGTTTGAACCCTAATATTCAAAGCATACAGCGAACCAATAGGGGGGTTACGGTTATTTACAAAGATGGCAAAACGTCAGACTTGCCGTTCTATAAAACAGATGGCGACGGAAACGTTATAGCAACTCCTGAGCTTTTGATAGACGGTAGAAACTGGACTACTGGCGCCGCTGGTTTGATTACTGGGATTACAGAGAAGAATTACAATAAGATAGCTGAGGAATCTAGCTGGAATCCTATGTACGATGAATTTACCGTAGCTAAAGTTTTCGAGCCTTATGATGAATCGGAAGCAACGTTTGGTTTCTCCTATGGAACTACTGCTAAGGACCCGCTGAAAGCTGTTCAAGACATAAAGGCTGGCGTTACGGCGGAGCTCTTTGCGTCTGATGACGAAGCGACCGTAGCCAAAAGTGTCAGTGAGGTGGTCAGCAAGTTAGGGTTTAATGTAGAGGGGACTGGATTTTTTCTTGGTCGTGATGAGATAACGGTTACAAACCCCGTTACAGGGGAATCGGTAGAGATTAGAACTTCGGATAGCGAAGCCGCTAAAAACAATTTATTGTCATTCATAAATAGTCAGGTAGCGACCGCAGAGGATATAATGAGAGTAAATTTGCAGTCAGGAGGAACGGGAGATTTAGACTACGGCAACCTATAATTAATTAAGAGATGAACGAACAGGTAATTGACGACTTATATGCGCGAGCCTTACAGAGTGGTTACAAGAAAGGACGTGCTGACTTCGTTCAATTGATACAATCAAATGAAGATGTATTCAATGATATGTATCAGTATGTTCAGTCTAAGGGATATGCTAAAGACGCTCAAAGCTTTTCCTCCCTTGTAGGAAAGAGAACCGCCCCTACTGTAAAAAAAAAAGTTACGGCATCCGTATCGGAGCCTGGTTCTTTGGTCTCACCAGAGCCTGAAGTTCCTGTTGCAGAGACTGTCATCGAGGAGGAGGTTGTACAGCCTGAAGTTCCTGTTGCAGAGACTGTCGTCGAGGAGGAGGTTCAGGACTTAACGGTTGCTGAGCCTGACTTCTTTGAGGAGCGTATGGCTATGGTATCTCCTCAACTTATTGACCGAGGTGATGAGGACCAGGTGGCTCAAGAACTTACCGATGTATTTAAGCCATACGGATTTGAGGTAGAGCCTACAAGCATAGGCGATGCGCTAAAGGTAACCGCAGCTAACGTGGAAACCATAGAGGTAGA